TGCGCCGTGATGATCACCCGAGAAATTGACAGTTGGGTGACACGCCAAATGGCCGAGGAACAGACCGCAAAAGCACTCATCCGCGACGTACGCCGCCGACTGGGCATCGACGTGCACCCCGCGACGATCACCTGGACTGAACGCGAGGACGCCCCGATGGACCTGGTCGTGATCACCGCAAAATGGCGGGAGAACCCGCGGTGAACGAAATTGAGGTCGATGGTGTCGTGTATCGGCAGCAGAACCCGCGTGGGTGGCCGGTGTGCCCGAATTGCGCCCACGATGAGCATCATCTGCCGTGTGTGAGCGGTATGTGTGCCTGTGGGCATCCGATCGTGAAAGGCACCGACTGATGACCGCTAGTGGGTGGGCTGCGAGGCCGCCGAAGTCGTGGTCGGATCCGAACGCGAACAGCCCCGCATGGAAAGCGTTCCGGCGGCGGTGGCTGGCCGAACACCCGTACTGCATCGGGCCCGGCCCCGGCGAGCCCTGTCAATACCCGGGCGCACCGGGATACACCCCGGACCACAAGGACGGCGTGGACTACCAGGTGGACAGGTGCAACCCGGACGCGATCAGGGGTACGTGCTGCAAGGGCTGCCACCAGATCCGTACCACCCGCCAAGGCAACGCCGCCCGCCGACGTAAGCAACAGGGCGGCACCCCGTACACAGGGCCAAGCAGACAGTGGTGACCGGCATGGACAGTGCACAACGATGGGTTGACGAGAAAACCATGAACGCCGCCTTACGCCGGGAACTCGAACTGCACGCCCTGGCCACCACCCAGGCGTTACTGGCTCGCTGCACCCGATGCGACCACCTACTCACCAACCACACAGCAGGGTGCACCGAGCCAGGATGCGACTGCCGCCACACACCCAAACGCAGGAAGGCGACACAGTGAACCCGATAGAGACGTACCTGTACGGCCGCTGCCCGCACTGTGGCGCCGGCATGATGCCCAGCCTGCCACGTTTGTACGGAGGCGAGGAGCGGCGCTGCACCCCGTGCCTACTGACGTGGACGTACAGCACCAAGCACCGGCTGCTCACCGTGTGGGCAGGCAAGCGCAACGCCACCCACATGACGTGGGAAGCGCTGACCGACACGACCATCGAGGTGGCGCGGTCGACGGTCCGGTCCGCTGTCCGCACAGCGCGCGAGCACCGCATGCGCGCACTGATGATCAAATGAACCGCAGATCACACACCGTCACAAGTCACAGTCAGTGACCACCGACCAGACCGATCACACGCACACAAAGTAACAAACGAAACGGACATAGGGTCGCAAAAATCTCTGAACGCGCGGAGTCACCACCACCGCAATGGCTCTTTTCCCTCCCCGGGTCGATTTTCGGCCACTTGGCGGCTTACATGGGTGTGTTTCTGCTGGTCAGGGGCTCGTGTGGGGTGTGGCCGGTTTTTGTTACTGTCCGGTAGGGGTCTGGGGTGTTCCCCGGCCGGCAAGATTGATCATGACCTCAGGCGTGCCTCACTCTGCGCTACGTGACTGATTGTGACGTAGGCTCTGGTCGACCTCGAGATGTGACAATCCGTGACCTGTCGGCGGGATGTCGTGGGTACCGTGATCCACACCCTGTGGGTGACACTGTGCGTAAGGCCGGCCTGTGACCGTCCACGCTCCCCCGGGCATGGTCGGGGCGGGTCGGCCGACAAACCCGGGGAGGCAGTGTGGACGAAAGCTACGGCGCTGAGCAGCCGCCGTCGATCACCGAAGCTGTCCTGTCCGATTTGCGAACCAGGGACGCGGCGACCCGGTCGTCGGCCAAAGCGGTGATGGCGCTGCACCTCGGGCTGCGGTTGGACCGCATGCTGGCCGACCCGTCGATGCCCGCCCCTGAGCTGCCGGCGGTCACGCGGGAGTTCCGGATCCTGATGGACGCCGTGATGGGCGCCGGCGCGGCGAACGACCCGCGGTCGGTGACCGACGACGTCGCGAAACAGCGCACGAAACGCCGGGAGAACAAGGGCCTGCCGGCGTGACGACCGCTGTCCTGGCCGGGGTTCAGACACCGCGGGTGTTGTGGCGGCCGCCGGGGTGGGTGGATTCGTCCGGGCCGGAGCTGTCGGACTGGGCGCGGCAGCAGGGCATGCCGATGGACCCGTGGCAGGACCTGTGCCTGGACGTGGCGTGCGCGGAACGGCGGGACGGGCATTGGGCGGCCACGAACTACGGACTGTTGGTGTCCCGGCAGAACGGCAAAGGGACCCTGATGGAAGTCCGCGGCCTGGGTGGCCTGTTCCTGTTCGGGGAGAAAACGATCCTGTATTCCTGTCATGAGTTCAAGACCGCTGAGGAGTATTTCGAGCGCGTGAAGGCGTGGATCGACAACACCGACGACATGCGTAAGCGGGTCAAGTCGATGCCGGCCGCGCACGGCCAGGAGGCGATCAAGCTGATCGGCGGCGCGAAGATGAAGATCATTGCCCGCACCAGTTCGTCTGGGCGAGGGTTCTCCGCTGACACCCTGCTGTTCGATGAGGCGCAGGACCTGCCCCGTAAAGCGCTGCGGTCGCAGATGTACACGCAGGGCGCCCGCCCGAACGCGCAACGCTGGTTCACCGGCACCGCCCCGGAACCGGACGCGGGTGAGGAGGCGGACGTGTTCCTGGACATCATCGCCGCCGGCCGCGACGGCGGATCCGCCACCGCCGCGTACACCGAATGGTCCAGCGGCGACCGGTGGCCCGATGACGTGGCCGAGCAGATCGCGATGGTCAACGACCGGGCCGGATGGGCCGCGGCCAATCCGGCGCTCGGCTGGCGGATCACTGAGGAAACCATCCTCGGCGAGCTTGAAACGTCGGGCACGGACTACGCCGGGTTCGCGCGGGAACGCCTGTCGATCTCCCCGCCGCGGCGGAAGAACGTCCTCATCCCAGCGTCGGCGGTGGAGGCGGCGTTCGACCCGGCGTCGGCGGCCGCGGGCAGGGTGGTGTTCGGGATCGACATGCCCCCGGACCGGTCCGCGGTGTCGATCAGCGTCGCCGGCCGTCGCGCGGATGGCCGGTTCCACCTGGAAGTGATCCGCAAACAGGCCGGGTCGTCGTGGGTGCCCGGGTTCATGCGGGACCTGTTCGCCCGCAACGGCACGTCCGTCGTGATGATCGACAAGGCCGGCGCCGCGGCGTCCCTGCTCGGGTCACTCGCCACGGTGGGGATCAACGCAGAGACGACCACCACCCAGCAGTACACGCAGGCGTGCGGCGGGATGTTCGACGCGCTCACCGAGGCGTTCACGGTACTGTTCCGCGGCGACCCTGACCTGGTCGACGCGATGGCGTCGGTCGGGAAACGCAACCTGGGGGACGCGTGGGCGTTCGACCGCAAGGGTGTTGCCGACATATCCCCACTGTGTGCGGCTACCTTGGCGATGTACGGACTGATCAACTTGCCGGACCCGGTGAGCGTCTATGAGGAGCGCGACTTGCGAGTACTCGACTGATGGCCGCGGCCGCGCTGACGATCGCTGTCCTGGCGGTGCTGGGGATGGCCGGCGGTTTGTGGTGGGAGATCGGGCGCGGGTCCCGCCCCGACCGGGTCGTCGCGGGTCTGGTCCGCACCCGGGTCGTGGTGACGATGGTCAACGGGGAGACGTTCACCGGGGCGCTGGACGCCGCCGACCGGACCAGCGTCGCGTTGTTGGACGCTGTGCAGTCCCGGGACACGGGCGGGACAGCGGCCGTCGACGGCCGGCTGGTGTTGCCGCGCGTCGGTGTCCGATACATGCAGTTCCCGTGACGAGGGTGGTGTGACGCGTGGCGATCCTGTCCGGTGGCCTGATGATCCCCTCCCGAGCGGAGGAGGCCGGCGACCCGTCGCTTCTGTCCGATTCGACCCCGCAGAACATTCAGTACCGCTATTTCGGTAACGAAGGTGGGCTGCGACTCGGTAAGGCGTTCTCGACATACGCGGAGATTTACCGGCGCCACGACATTGTGATGACGCTGATCACGAAACTGTCGTTCGCGGCGGCGCGGGTCCCGGTCCGGGTGTACCGCAACGGCCCGGACGCCGGCCGGGAGAACGCGTTCGACACACCCCTCGCGGCGCTGTTGCGGAAACCGAACCGGAAACACTCGGCCGAGTTTTTCTGGCGGTGGACAGCGTCGACGTTCGAACTGTACGGCGAGGCGATCTGGATCAAAGTCCGCCCGGCCCGCGGGGAGGCACCCACCGAACTGTGGCCGATGCATCCCGCGAACGTGCTTACGCAGCGGGACGCGGATGGGATGTTGTGGTACCAGGTGTATCTGGGGCACCCGGCGAATGGGGCCCCGATCCTGTCGTACCCGGAACACGACGTGGTGCATTTCCGCATGTACAACCCGGACAATCAGGTCCGTGGGCTGTCGCGGTTGGAGTCGTTGCGGTCCGCGTTGGAAGGTGACGCCGCGATCCAGGGGTCGCAGTCGTCGTTCTGGGCCAACGGTGCCCGCCCGTCCGTGCTGTTGCAGGCGCCGGGGGAGATGTCCGACGCGGCGTTCAAACGGCTGAAAGCGTCCTGGAACGCCACCCACGCCGGGGTCAATTCGTGGGGGAAAACGGCGATCCTCGAACAGGGCGTCGAAGCGAAAATGTTGCCGCTGAACGCCGCCGAACTGCAGATGATCGAGTCGTTGAAGATGACCAGGGAGCGGGGCTGTTCGCTGTTCGACGTGCCGCCCCCAGTGGTGCACATCCTGGACCACGCGACGTTCAGCAACATCACCGAGCAGATGCGGTCCATGTACCGGGACACGATGGCGCCCCGCTTCTACATGTTCGAGTCGGACATCGACACGCAGTTGACCCCCGACTTTGACCCGTCGGGAGCCACGTACGTGCAGTTCTACATTGACGAGATTCTGCGCGGCGACCCAGAGACCCGGATGATTAGCGATGTTCGCGCGGTCCAGGCCGGCGTGAAGATGCCCGGGGAGATCCGCGACGAACTGAATCTCCCTGATGGCGGGCCGGCGACCCGGCAGTTGTACGCGAACGCGGCCATGGTGCCCCTCGGCACGGTCCGGACCCCGCCGGCTGCGGTCGCGGCCGGGAACCCGGTGATCGAACCGGCCACCGAGACAGGCGCTGACCCGCAGGCGGCCGTCGCCGGGACCCCGATCAAGTCGATCCCGCGGCTGTGCGGGCATTGCGAGGAAGTCAGCGAAGCGTTCTCCCGGCGCGGTTGGTGCCGGTCCTGTGAGGGCAAAGCGTCCCGCCGAAAGGAACTGACGGCATGAACAAAAGCATCCTGTTCGGCACCGTGAAAGCGGTCGCGGGCGACAGTGGCCCCGGTGAGTTTCACGTCATCCTGTCCGCTCCCACGAAGGACCGCGACAACGAAGTCGTCGCATCCAAGGCGTTCGACACCGTCGAGTACCCGTTGCCGGATCACATCACGTTCGACGCTGACCACCTGATGTCCGTGAAGGGCACCGTCGGGTCCGGCCGGCCGTATTACGCCGAGGATGGGGCGCTGCACGTGGAGGGCACGTTCACGTCGCT